CTACAATTTCGTAAGGCTGCTTAGACTCCACATTATAAAACTCGATCGCCTCTAGTGACAATGTGAAAGTGTCTGTGAGTCCTGCCTGTAGTGGATCTGCTACATGGATCTTATCAGTGATCTTATTGTATCTCGTGGCAAGTGCCACGTTACGTACGGCCTGATCCAAGTAACGAAAGAGCTCCTGCTCAGTCCAGCGTGTACCCTGCTGATCCTGTAAGGAGTCTTTCACTTCAGTAAATATATCTGCAATCTTCTTGACTATTAACGCCATTCATTTTTCCTTTTTTAATTGAAACAAATGAAAGTCCAAGAAGGTTGCTTTCGGTTCTCGTATTATAGCGTAAAAATTATACTCTTTCAAGTATGTAGTTTTTGCGCACTCTCTCTTTGTATTCTCCAGTAACTGCACCCTTTGCATCAAGGATAGCAATTTTCTCATTAGCCACTGCATCCTGGATACAAGGTAAGAACTTCTTAGGAAAATCAATCTCTTCACCCAGTGGGAATGTTGCGTTCTCACCATTGATTCCTACGTAAGCATCTACAAAGTCATTATCCCGGTCATTACTGTGGATGATAGCTCTAATTGTATCAGACTCAGTATCTTCTTTAGGTGCCGGCTTTGTCTCAATGATGATCTTCTCACCTGTGAGATCTTCGATCTTCTTGATAATGTCCACTGTCTTCTCTGTCTTGTGTCTCAGTTCGATCCCTAGTTCTTTTGCTCTTGCGAGTACGTCTTTTCTTTCCATCTATAAATCCTTTTTAGGTTGTTTAATTTGGCATAAGCCTATGACTACCACCCGAAGGTGGCAGCTTAGGACTACACTTCTGCAGTCTCTAGTCTTACGATCCAAGACTGGTTTAAGATCTTAGTGATCGATCTAGCCGTCCAACCAACAGAACTTCTCTGATTCAATGGATCTGCTGTACCAGCTGAACCAAGTGGTTTGATGATTGTCTGAATGTTCTTCTGACCTCTAAGAGATACAACACCATAAGCGTCTTTCCCCATGATCAGTGTCGCATAAACATCTACTGCACCAGCACCTTCACCAGCAAATACTTTCGCCATTGTAGTCTCTACAAAACGAATATCTTTATAAGAACCAACTTCGTTCAAGTCGATCAATGTCTGAGAAGCGTACTCTTCAGAACCTTTGAACCCGTCAATTGCTTCTAGTGACTCAGTAGTATTCGTGTGACAAATACCAACGAATGCTGCTCTTACTGGTAGTGTACCGACCTTAACAGATCCTGTAATAACAGTCGTAAACTTCTTAGCATTCTGTCCTTTAAGAGTCTTAATAACTCTCTTAAGGTCTGCTGCTACAACCACAGCTGCAACTGAACCTCTACCGGCTACAGCGCCTGCATAGTCAACCTGAGTACCACCGACAAGTTCATCACGTGTTACTTCATCAACTGTCTGCCCACCTTGTTCACCAAGAACATCTGTAGCCTCTTTAACCACATTGTCTTCAACATACAGTTGTACATCATCCGTAAGAATTGTGTAGTCACCATAGTGCTTAAGTGTTGCTGTAATGTCTGTTACACTCAACGCTGAACCAGCTGGTGTTACACCTTCTGTCAATGCAGTTGTCGCTGTTGGAAGTGCATTATATCTTCTGAACTTGATTGCTTTTGATTGACCTTTAGGGATGTTTCTCATCTGCCCCCATTTGTCGTGTATCAACGCTGGGAGCGCTCTCTCTAGTAAGTTTCTATCATAAAACGCCTGAATCCCTGAAGGGATCTGCGCCGTACCGCTCTGGTTAGCCATAGTATTGCCTTTATATTATTGTGCGGCGTTCAGTCGTTCGAGGATCTTCTCGTACGCTGCGTCGCTCTGAAATGAGTCCAGTTTTCCGGACGTGCTTCTGGTTGTCTGTTTTGACTTCTGTACTGATACCCCTGTCGGCTTCACTCTCTTAGCTGGTGCGGTCGGCGTTGTCTCGATAGGTTGCTGCGCGTCTATCATAGATTGCTTCACGTTCATATAAAAGTTTGCGAATGCGTCTGAGCTGCCCATAACAACAGCCCTATCAACGGAATCGAGTGTCGATAGTCTCGCTTGGACCTGTGGCATCACTATCTCTGCATCGCCCGATCTTACCTCGTTAACGATTGTATAGAATGCCTCTGGGTCCTTCGCCATCTTGTCTACTACAGATGATGGTAAGGTCTTCTCAATGTCGGATAGAGCATCAAATAATGTCTCGTCCTTTGCGACCTCTTTCATTAGTACGTCGACTTCTGGTGATACGAATGGTTCTTCTTGGTCGGAAGATCCTTGTTCAATAGCATCCATGTCAATGTCCAGTAGATCAACTGGGTCAATGTTACCCTGCTTCGCTAGCTGCGCCAGTGCATCTTTATCACCAGCCTTCACTCTCTCAATGAGCCCCATCTCTGACTCGATGGACTTACGCATCTTGGCCACTTCCTGGTACTTATGAGTTACATCAAAGTTCTGCTGCGCCATAGCGATAGCCTCAGCCTGTGTGACCTGAATCTCTTTACCACGCCATTTAAGGGTGACTAACTCACCAGCTTCAGGATCTCCTTCAGGTTCACCCTCTTCTTCAGTACTCTCGTCATCCTCAGCATCTCCTTCGGGTTCAGGTAGTTCATCTTCAGCTGCTCCGTCAGTATCTGGCTCGTCTTCTTCAACTGACTCTTCATCGACTTCTGGTTCATCATCCACTTCTCCGTAAAATGCTTTGTCGTACTCTGCCTCGCGCTCTTCTTCTGTCTGCTCTACCTCTTCGATCTCTTCAGTACTAGGCATTGTCTCTCTCCTCGTCTTCTGCGTCCATCTCTGCTAGTGCAGCTACAGCGTTCTCTCTGTCGTTCTCCACAGTATCTAAGAAGCCTTTAAAATCTAATCGTGTCTTAACCTGACCTTCAATCAAACCAATTACTTTCTCGTTCTGGTCTGAGCCTCTACCGATCATCTGCCCTTCTGATAAGTTACGAATATTCTGCCATAGGATTTCAAGTCCTTTCTCTACGAATACCTTATCAAATACAGTAATGAAGTCGTGTGTCTTTCTCATCCTTGCTAATGCATTACCAATGTCCAGTGCTGTCTTTAGATCTTCTCTGATCATTGCGTCTTCTTGTTCCGGTGTTAGTTCTTCTGGGTTGCTCATATGAGTCCTTTTAATTTTAGTTTGGATGAGAATGTAGGTACCGCCCCTACCATGCCAGGATCAAAACCTGGTGCGTTCACTTGTTCGCCAATTCTCATTACATGAAGTTTAGAGTCATTACGGACTTAGCAGCTACTGCTGTGGTGGTTGGTCGCCGCCCTGCATCTGCTGCATAGCCATCTGCATAAGCTGTGTCTGCGCCTCATCAGGTAAGTTCATGAACCCTGCGACTGCTTCGGTTTTAGCTTCTGCTTTCGCCTCTGCCAGCTTTGTAAGTTCTTGTGCAAGATCTTTAAAGCCGGACAGCTCCTCCAGCTCAGCGATCAGTTTCGTGATGTGGTTTGGAGGTAAGATCCCACCTTGTACCAGTGGTGTTACCATCTGCAAGAGGCCTACAATCTTCTGTGACTTCATCTCTTCCTGACCTGCAATAGCTACGCTCACCGTCAAGTCAAACTCACCCCCGATGTCATCTTTGCCCACTGCTTGATAGTTATCACCTGCCACTCTCACAGCCACCTTAGTGTCTAGGAACTCCTGGTTATATGCGATCCACTTTCTGAATAGTGGTTTCATAAACTGCTCTGCAAATCTTGTCACGGTCTCCCATGTACGCATCTGAGCTTGCCCCATGATCGCTGTGATACCAGTTGCTGTCTTGTTTAGAGACTTAGCATCAAGCCCCTGGTTGTATCTTGTGATACCAGACTCATTCTCACCCTCGGCTGTGAAGTACTCCATAAGAGGCATAAGTGTTGATGGTATATCTGCTCGGATCTCTGTTTCATATCCACTCTTATCCAGCCACTCTACTACTGTACCGATCTTTGCTTCTCTCAGTCTACGCATGTTCAGGGTATCAATAGATCCCTTCTGTACATGTTTCATACCGTTGGTACTGTTACCCATAAGATCCAGTGCTGTACGTGTAAGTGCTGTCTTGACATTTGTCACATCCTCTAGGAAGTGTGGCAAGGCATTACCAAAGAAGTTAAATGCAATAGGCATGAATGGTGCGCCTACAAATGGTGGCTTCTTATCTGGGAAGGGATTCTCACCTAGTTTTATAATTGTACTACCAGACCATACACAGACAATAGGTTCTGCTATACCGTCTTGATCTATATCAATGTTTCCATAGTACTCAAAGATGGTGATCTCCTCACGTGCTTTGTCTGTCTTTATGTCATCATCAATTGTCCCATGGTCTTCCAGGTTATATTGTCTCTGTTGTCCCAGCCCTGACTCACGAGTCTCTGTGGACTTCACCTGAATATCATCCACATTCGTGTAGATACCGTTCGGGTTGTACTTCTTATCCTGCTTACGCAGTTCAGATCTGTTTGTGTCGATACGTTGGATACAGGCCTCTGAGTCCTCAATGGTTTCACCGATGATGAAGAAGTCCTCTATCTTGATTACTTCTGCATCAGGTCGTGACACCTTAGTCTTCCGGATCGTTGCTACACCTTTGAAGATGTTGTTGATCTCGATACCTTCAAGACCGTTGACCTCTACTTGTGCCTGGTCCTCAATCTCGATTTCTGCTCCCTGAGCTTCTAGCTCTGCAAGCTGTGCCTCGTCTATACCCTCAAACGGTATGATGTCTGGTTCACCCTCTTCATGGATCCACCCTGTACGAGCAACCACTGTACCTTCTGAGGCATAGCATAGCATCGATGTATGTAGGAACTGGTACTTAGGGAAGGAGTTATTAAACTGGTAGTTGATCAGTGTGGTTTGTGACTTAGCTATACCCACGTCCTCGAAGGTACGCGGTGCAAAGTCGGCGATATCATTCGAGCTCATGAAAGGTTTCATAGCATTTGGTATCCACCAGTTAACTGCCTTCTGTGCCTCTTTAGCTACGTACTTGGAGCGCCCCTCATTCTCATTACCGAGCGGCTTACCTTCATAGAGTTCCTTCCATTTCTGGATCTTAGTGTCTATGCCGTCCTTAGCTCTACGAGCGGCTTCAAGATCTTCTTTAACAATAGCAAGTACTTCTTCATCAGTAAGCGGTACAGTCTCTTCTTCCATCATCTCTTCGAGAAGTTCTTCATCACCGTCACCGATCGCTATTGCTTGTGTCTCAAGATCCATTCATATCCTTTAATTAATTGTCATATTATAGCATAATTTAAAATACGTTGCTTGGTACGAAGTTATCCACATTTAGTTTCTCTTTATCTGGTATGCCCATCACGTCTGTGAAGTATGATAATGCCAGGGCATCAGCAAGGTCCGGTGACC